AGAAGTCTCTATGGAATATTATAAGTATTCCCCTCATAGGAGATACGGTCTATGATGTCTTTGTTTCATCATGAGAGGAATTTCCTGAGTGATAAGGACATACAACACATACACTCTCTTGCAGAGTCTATAGAAGGTGGGGAAGCTAAGATTGGTCTTGGTAAACTACACCCTAGTCTGAATGAGGATGCAAAGTTAAACAAAGACATTCGTATTACCGAAACTCGTTGGATACGGAATATGGGGAAAGACTTAGAGAACAAACTTGCAAAGAGAATGGGTGAAATCATGTATATCAATGCATGGAACATTAAAATAGTCAAACGTCAGTCTCTCCAGTATTCCATCTATCGTGGAACGGAAGGTGGGAAGTATTCTTGGCATTGTGACCAAGAGTCTCCTTATGCAGACGGGACTCGTAGGGAATTGTCTTTTACCATACTCTTAGAGTCCCCCGAAGTGGGTGGTCTCTTCGAATGGAAGGATGAGACCATGTCGGTTCGTAGTGTGTCTATGGAACGTGGGGATTTAATTGTCTTTCCGTCTTTCGTGCAACATCAAGTGACACCTGTGACTCAGGGGACTAGAATTTCCCTAGTGTCGTGGTATCTCTGCAACGTGGACGAGGAATCCGTTGAACATTTAAGAGAGGGAAACACCGAATGGTTAACCAAAAATTTACCGAAGAAGAATTGAGAAAGTCTACGAGGATTTATAAATCCGCAACTCCTAAATATACTTTAGACTGGTATATCAAATGGATATCCTCTGTGATTGTATTGATTGCAATTACCTTTCGTGCAACAGGTCTACCTGAGTTTCAAATCTACGATATGATACTCTCGTGGATTGGTGGTGTCGGTTGGTTCATTGTTGCCTTTCTGTGGAAAGACCGAGCTTTATTAATTTTAAATGCCGTCTTATGCATCGTTCTCTTTAGTGGAATATTAAAATATTTTCTAGGGAACGGATGAATATTTTTAAACGTTTGTTCAGTGGACTGGGAAATATATTCTACGTCTTTTGGTTTTTATTAAATATATTAACACTCTGTCTATTAAGTTTATTTTTATATTGGGTGTTTATTTGGAGTATACTAATTTATGCTTAAAAATATAATATGGGACTTCCCTTTGTTTATGTTTGACCTATTCTTTGTATCCTTCTTTTGGGGAATGACAGGAATACTTCTGCATTATTCCTATCAAAAATATATTAAAAAAGGAGACTAAATATGTCTATGGAACTCTACCTCATACACTTTGTGTTTATATCAGTTTGTGTTTATTTTTCGTATCGAAGTGGATACAAGACAGGACAAACTCAAATCATCGAAGTGTTTCTTGATGACAACTTGGTCACTGAGAAACAATTAAGAACTTGGTATTTAAAAAAAGAAATAAAAAACGTTTAAATAACGTTAGGAAACAATTATTATGAAAATCTTGGGAATCAACACCTCACACGACACCAGTGCATGTCTTCTGCAAGACGGAAAGATTGTCTTTGTGCATGACGAAGCACGGTTTAGACGAGAAAAGTATTGGCACCCACATGAGGGGCAACTGGAAGACGTTGCACTTATGTGTTTGCAACGAGAAGGAGACCTGTCCGAAGACCATCTAATCTTTGCATCCTTCGACAGACGAGGTCTAGACTTAGAGTTAGAAAAAGAGACCCACGTCTTTGACCGATTGAAGGCAGAAGAAATCACGGAAGCTTTCAGGTCGGAACAACTGTCACGGAAGAGACTAGAAAGTCTAGGAAGAGAATACAAGTTTAAACTCAAGACAAGAGACGATGACGATGAAGTCATCAATCGTTCTCTGTCCGACAATCAGTTAAACTCTAGAGATTTTTATTTCGAAAGAGAACATCATCTGTATCATGCAGAATCAGGTCACCATCTATCACCCTTCAAAGACGAGGATGCCATTGCAATCGTATGGGACGGTGGTGGAGCTCAACCCTACTACGAAGATTATCCTAACTTCCAAGAAATGGAAACCATCTATCGTTGCACCAGTGGTGGTGCAGTGACACCTCAGAAACAATGGCAACGTCTTTCCAATGCACGTTGGTGTGCTGAATTAGGTTGGACGTGGCCTAACCTTCCTTACGATTGTGTCCACTGTTGGGAAGATGTCGTAGAAGAACGAGACGGTGCAGAGATTATTTTTTCAAGTAGACCTTCTAGTGGTATGAACTTCTCACAGTTAAGTGTTGCACTGGGTTGTGATGAATTAGGTAGAGGTGCTGGAAAAGTCATGGGTATGGCATCCTACGGAACGACTCGTCCCAACGTGTTCAATAATTTTACGGTTGCACAACAGTGTGAAGAGGAAGCATTGATTAATTCGTTGAATATTATTCGTAAGGCAGTAGAACTTAATCCTGACGTGAAGAACATAGTGTTAAGTGGTGGGTATTCGTTGAACTGCACGAACAACTACAAATACTTGGAACACTTCCCTGAACACAACTTCTTTGTTGACCCGATTCCTCATGACGGTGGAACGGCAGTTGGAGCTGCAGTTTGGTTGAATCGTAAACTGACAGACGGAAACCTAGAAGAAGTCACTGAAATTTTAAACGGAGAGGACGTATGATTATCACAGAAATTGTTAGAGACTTAGATGAGTGTATAGACCTTCTCATTTCTAAAAAACAAATCGTTGCAATCTTTCAGGGACAAAGTGAATGGGGCCCACGTGCATTAGGTAATCGTTCTATCATGTTTGACCCACGTCACCCTGAAGCAAAACAGATTGTGAATGCAGTAAAGAAACGAGAAGACTATCGTCCTTTTGCAGGAAGTGTAATGTTAGACCATGTGCATGATTATTTTGAAATGAGACAACTCAAAGAGTCTCCATGGATGTCCTTTGCTATTGAAGCAAAAGAGAAAGCTTACAAGGATATTCCTTCACTCGTTCATGCAGACGGAACCTGTCGTATTCAGACAGTGACAAGAGAACAAAACAAAAACTACTACGAACTGATTGAAGCTTTCTATGAGGTTACAGAAGTTCCAATTATTTTTAACACTTCGTTTAATCTAGGTGGGGAAAGTTTAGTAGAAACTATTCACGATGCAATCGACACGTGCAATCGTTCTGAAATTAACTTTCTGTATGTTCCTCAAGACCAAGACATACACATCCCCTATGAAATGTTGAAAGCTAAGAAGATTTGAGTAGTTGGAAAATCCCTGTAGATAAGGATACGTTATTAGAACGTTATGAATCGTATCCCTACAAACCTATTCGTGTTCGTCCTCACGATGCAATCGTTTTAAAGTATTCGTCTTTTGTAGAGTCTCTTACTCATACCATTGAACGATACAAGAACCAAGACATGGGTGTCTACAAACAAACCAAATGGAATTATCTGATTGAACTTACAGAAGACTTTTGGTTTCCCTCTCAGACCATCACTCCTATAAAAAAGTTTGAGCCTGGTGAGGTTAAGTCTTGTGTGCAGTTTGAATTAAACAAAGGATGGTTTGATGTGTGGGACGCACAGAAAGAATACCAAGACCAATGGATGGACTTTGACACTTGGTGGAATGGATACACTTTTGGTGACACTACCGATATATCTTATTTCTATCTTGAGACAAACAATCAGAGTTATCTAGAACTGGAACCAAGATGGGATAATTCCATACTATATAAATAGTTACATGATTGAAGTATCAGACAGTGCAATTAAAAAACTACTAGAGAGAAATGTTAAGTCAGTAAGACTTGGTGTCACTGGTGGTGGTTGTGCTGGATTTGAGTATGTTTTTACAGAAGATACTATTAAAGACGGAGACGAAGTAATAGATTACGGTAAGTTCTCTTTTCTTATAGATAAGAATAGTCAACCCTTTTTAGAAGGAATGACATTAGATTATATTAAAGAAGGATTAAATGAATTTTTTAAATTTATAAATCCAAATGAACAATCATCATGTGGTTGTGGAGTGAGTGTGCAATTCAATGAAAACATCATCAGCAAAAGCTAAGGGACGTAGACTACAACAGTGGTTTGCAAATCTTTTAATTGAAACTCTAAACCTTGATACAGAGGATTTAGAATCTCGTCCTATGGGTTCTCAAGGTGAGGACATCATCTTAGGAAAACAATCTAGACAAATCTTCCCTTATAGTGTAGAATGTAAGAATCAAGAATCTGTTAATGTATGGAAAGCATACGAACAAGCTTCTGAAAATTGTAAGGGGTATGAACCTTTAGTTGTTATTAAACGAAACAATCATAAACCTCTTGTAGTTTTAGATGCAGAACATTTTGTGAGATTAATGAAACATTGTGAGATTAATGAAACATGAAGATTAAAGAAGAACTAGGTGAGTATACTACAAAAAATGAGTTAGGAGTTAGACACCAAGGGGCAGCACCTCATCGTGAGACTGCACCTGTGTTTCAACCTACTCTCCTTTCACCCTTCGGGCCTTGCATTTATTATAACACTATTAGACCTGAGTGTTTTAATGAACTAGAGAAAGCATGTGAGATTGCAAGAAAAGAAAAGAAAGATGTCAGTGATACACTTGCAGGTGTCATCAAAGAACAATACGATGTGGAACCCTTTATTGAAAAACCTGATGATGTGTATCATCATTTAAACGACCATTGTCATGAATACCTTTCTCTACAAAGTAATATTCGACCTGACCTAATCAGTGTGACACCTCATGATATATTTCAACATGAAGGTATGTGGGTGAATTATCAAAAACCTTTAGAGTATCAACCTGAACATGCACACAATGGATTTGTGTCTTATGTAATCTATCTTGAAAATCCTATCACTGAAGAAGAAGCTGCAGATAACATCTACGATAAAAGAGTAAGGTCAGACACACGACCATCCCTTGCAGGAAAGGTTAACTTTCACTACGGTGAATCTCTAAAACTCAGTGAAAATAATTTTTATCATTTCCCTCAACAGGGAGATATCATTATGTTCCCATCTTGGTTAGGACATAGTGTGCATCCTTTTTTCAAAGAAGGAGTTGAAAGAATTAGTGTTGCAGGTAACATATCGTTGATAAATAATACTAATGAAATCGTTTAGAGAAATAATAGAAGCTAAAAAAGATAATAAGGTTGATGATAAACCTTATCGTCTTGTCGTGCTTGTTGACCGTCCAAAAAAAATCAGTGAGGACTCGACTTCATTTAAACTTACAAGTAAAGCAGAAAAGTTAGGAATCGAAACCTACAACTGTCGTATCAATGGTGCCTACATCAACAGAGACGATGATGGAACGATTACAATTCATAACGAAGGTGATGACAAGGGTTTTGAATTAGACGAGGATACAATCGTTTTCATACGTGGAGACGTAACCAAGAAAGATTCCTACATGGATTTGATATCGCAGATTGAGAGATACGGTATCCCATGTAATAACACACGTGAGTGTATTGAAGTGTGTTGTGATAAATTTAGAACTTACCTACGACTACAAGAAATAGGTATGAACCAACCAAGAACGGTATTGATTCCAAACGATACACCTGAAGCTGTTGATGCAGCTCATGAAGCACTGGACAACAAGTTCCCTATGGTTCTTAAAACACTAAGTGGTTCAAAAGGTGTGGGTGTTCTTCTTATTGAAACAGAACGTTCACTTCAATCTCAGGTATCTTTGATTTACAAGATTGACCCATACACTGATATTCTTTTACAGGAATACATCGAGTCCGACTATGACATAAGATGTGTAATTGTAAATCAAGAAATTGTTGGTGCAATGAAACGTAATAAGATTACAGACGACTTCAGAGCAAATGCATCCCAAGGTGCAACAGTTGAGTTGATTGAAATGACTGAACTAGAAAAAGAAGAGTGTCTAAGAGCTGCAAAAGGTGTGAATGGTCAATGGGTAGGTGTAGACTTTATTCCAGCAGAAAACCGTAAGAAAGATGCACCCTATATTCTAGAAGTTAATCACAGTGCAGGAACTAATGCAATCTCAGAAGCAATCGAAGAAGACATTACTAAGATGGTTCTTAAACTTTACTTCAATAGAGACATATGGAGAAAGGAACCTAAACAGTGTGGTGTGTTAGAAAGTTTTAAAGTGGACGGTCAAGAAATGACTGGTAAACTTGATACAGGTAATTCTACTTCAGTGTGTTCTCTTCATGCAGAGGACGTAGAAATTAAAGGTAAGAAAGTCACATGGAAGTTGCATGGTGAAACTCACACTAAACCATTACATAGAAGTGTTACATTACAAAAACCTGCTGAGACAAGACCAGTAGTGTTAATGGACATAGAGTTTCTAAACACTGTATACAAAGACACTGAAGTGTCATTAGATTCAAGAGGTAATATTCCATTACTACTCAATCGTGACTTCATGTCACGTGCAAACGTCATGATTAATTGTTCAAGAAAATTTATGTTAACTAAAAAAGGTGAAGATATTTTAGACTAACCTCTTGACAGTGATTGTCATTTTTATATATAATGTTTATCATGACGCAAAAAATATCTATACAAGAACGATGCAAAAACAAAGCATTGCAAGCTTACGCTGAAGTAGATCATCAGATTGATAAACTATTTGATGCACCTAGCAAAGATTCATTCTCTATGTATAAGTATCTCACGAAATTAGGTTATAGTTCTCGTGTCGTCCAATATATGAAAGGAATGAATGACCTCACCATTTATGAATTAAAGAATGAGGAAGGTTGTGAGCAGTTAGAAGAAGCATATAACCATCTTTCTAAATCTCAGAAGACAAAGATTATTAAAAAACTTTTAGAGTTTGAAAATGACATCGATAAATTCTGTCAGGATTACAAACCCATACCTAAACCCCGTAAACCCAAAACTCCTGCACAACTTGTAAAGAAACTTCCTTATCTAAAGAAGTTTGCAAAGTGGGAGTCTATAAACCCCGAAGATATTATTCGTGCAAGAATGTTATACACTTATAACACTTCAAGTAAGAAACTTACCTGTTTTGAATCACAGGGTCTAAGTGTCAAAGGTTCCAAAATTATCGGATACGATAAATGCACAGAAAAGACCTTGACAGATTTAGATTTACTTGATAGACTATATAAAGGTGGTAATATTATTGCATCCAAATTTATGGAAGAAATTCCAAGAAGTAAACTAAAAGAAGGAAACAATCTCATTACCAAAAATACATTATTAATAAAAGTGATTAAATGATACTAATAGATTTTACTCAGACCATAATAGCAGGTCTGATGGCACAACTCAAAATGAACGATGAGGTGTTGTCCGAAGACATACTTCGACACATGATTCTCAACTCTGTTCGTAACTACCAAAAACGATACGGTTCCGATTATGGACAAATCGTATTATGCACAGATGCACCTAACCCATGGAGACGGGAGTTCTATCCACAATATAAAGCTAATCGTAAGAAGTCTCGTGATGCAGACGATAGAGATTGGGGTATGATATTCCAAACACTACAGAAGGTGAAAGACGAGATTCGTGATAACTTCCCTTATGTGTATATGAGTGTTGATAATGCAGAAGCTGATGATATCATTGCAGTAATCACTAAACATTTTCACGAGAAAGAAGATATCCTTATTGTTTCAGGTGACAAAGATTTTCAACAACTTCACAAGTATAGGGGTGTGAGACAGTTCTCACCTAACCTTGGTAAGGATATTGTGTGTGAAGACCCTGAAGCATTTCTAAAAGAACATATCCTCAAAGGAGACAAGTCAGATGGTGTTCCTAACATTCTATCTAATGATGATTGTTTGGATTTGGGTATTCGACAAACACCAATGAGAAAAAACATTGTTGACAAATATATGAGAATCACCATTGAAAATGATGATAAATACTATCGTAATTGGTTAAGAAACCAAACTCTTATTAACCTAGATTTTATTCCTGACTATATGGAAGAGACTATACTAAAAGAGTTTGATGAAGCTACACCAGTTTATGGGAAGGTGTTTGATTATTTAAGAGAACATCGTTTAAATGAATTATTAAATCATGTTGAGGATTTTACAGTATGACAGAAGAAGTTAAAAGAGGAAGAGGCAGACCAAAAGGTGCCCCTAATAAACCTAAAATGGAATTGATTAGTGAGAGAGTGAACCTCACAATGAATGCAGATGTATACGAGATTTTGTGTCAAGCAAATATCGTTGCAGGTGAAGACAAAGATAAAGCAATCAATGGTCTTCGTGTATTCAATGACAGAAATGGTGCAGTGAAGAAAGTGTTACAATGGTTGTTTGACCCTAACATTAATTCTACACTTCCTGAAGGTGAAACACCCTTTAATAGAGATACAGCACCAGGCTCCGATTTATCACCCACACAGTTAAGACATGAGGTGAGAAAATTTAGATACTTCGTTACAGAAGAAGTTCCACAGACTAGAAGAGAACTTATGTGGATTCAATTGTTAGAAGGTATTCCTGCTAAAGAAGCAGAAATGATAGACTTAATAAAGGATAAGAAAAATCCTTTCCCTAACGTTACTAAGGAAATTGCTGTTGAAGCATTTCCTGACATTAGAGTTTAGATAAATATAATATACTACAGTCCTCAGAGACTATACATATGTAACATGGAAAGTTTTTATAACATTTCCTAGTGTGTTGAACTTTCTAGTCGCGTAGGGCTCCATGGATTTTTTTTAATGGTAAATAATTATGAATGAAGAGAACAAATCAAACTTTGCAATGCAGACTCCTGAGATATCAGAATTTCAGAGACTACAAGAGAGACTTCAAAACTCTCACGTTCCCGTTTCCCCACAACAAGCTCAAGTAACACAAAATATTCTTGAACTCGGTTTAAAGAAAGGAATGTTTAGTCTTCAAGACATCCTTGCAGTGCATGACCTTAACCTCAAACTTGCACAAGGTTTAGAAGACCATAATAAAATGGTTCAAACAACTCAAAACCGATTGTTAGAAATTCAAGAGTCTGAACTTGTTGCAAAACAACAAGAACTTGCAGAACGAGAAGTAGCACAACAACAGAAACTTACTGATGAACGACTTCTTCGTAAGAGAATGGAAGACCGAGTCAAAACACTTGAAGCTCAAATTGCAACACTAGGACAAGCTCCTATTTCAACTATTAGTGAAGTAACAGAAAATGTTGCAGTGTTTACCCCTTCCTTCGACAAGGATGCATCAACAACAACCGTAGATAAAGTTGAATCTAAACCAAAATCAAAAGCTTGGGACATGGTTCGTGCAATGAACCCTGTAACAGAAGATACTGCTAAACCTCATATTGACGATGCTTATGATGCAGACCTATCACATACCAAAGAACCTTTAATTCCTTTAGATACACCACAATCTGATTCAAGATATGTTACTGAAAATATTGTTGAAGAACCTATTGTAGAAGAAGAGTTAAAGGTTGCAGAAGAAGATGTGAAAACTACACCAACATTCTCAGGCCCTAAGATTACTGCAACAAATATGCCTTCTAATGAAGAGACATCTGAAGAAGAAAGTGAGTTTACAATCGATGGAAAACCTGTCAAGATATATGAAGATATAGAAGATGTCGAAAAGGCAATGGAAGAAAAGAAAGCTGCATTGTCTGAAGAAGTTGAAGAAGAATACGAAGAGATTGTAATTCCTAGTGAGTCAGAACTTCGTGCAATGACTAAGAAAGATATCGATGCACAAGCAAAACTTTTAGGTTTTGAAAATGTGTCTACAACTCAAACAAAAAATGAAATGATTACTACATTTTTAAATGAGACTGAAGCCTATATTACACAACTACAAAATGATGGAGAATTTATAAGTGCTACAGAACAGGAAGAGACAGAAGACTCATCTAAAGACGATATCAGAGACGGTGGTTTCTTCTAAGACGAAGTTACGACCTCTTGTTGTTAAAGAAACAAACATAGCTTATCACGAATGGTTTAGTAACCTAGACTTAGACAGTGTAGTAAGATTTGATTTCCCATATCAAATGGGTATCCGATTAGGATATAATTGGTTAGACCATACATATCTCTATCAAGTAGATAACCATTTAGAGTTCTCTGCATTTCAAAGAGAAGAGAGTGACCCACTTAAAAGTATAATGGTCAAACCTTTTTATTTTGATTATAACCGATGGATTAATTCAGACATTGATGAAGATGCAGACAGTATCTTTTTCTACATTCCAAAATATTTTTGTGAAGGATTTGAAATTGGTGATGAGGTAGAATACGAAATGATTGACCAAAAAATTGTAGATGACAAACTGCAAGAAAGATATGTAGTGTGTAAAAATGTCTGAGCATGGTCGAAACATTCCTATTGTAGCTGTCGACCAATATGACTTTCTAGAACATAGACGTGAACAAGAACGTAAACACTGGGACAAAAAACACAATGGTTCAAATCCCCTTGACTCGATTCTTACGATTGAAATTAATACTACTGAGTTGTGCAATCGCACCTGTGTCTTTTGTCCAAGACATGACCCATCAGTTTTTCCCAACAGGAATCTCCATCTTACGATTAAAGGTGCTCAAACCATTGCAGAAGAATTAGCAGAAAACAATTATGGTGGTAAGATATCCTTTAGTGGATTTGGTGAGAACTTACTTAACCCTGATTTCGTAGAAATCGTAAAGACATTCAGAACAGAGTTACCTTATGCAACACTTGAGTGTAACACTAACGGTGACAAACTTACAGACAAATACATTAGAGACCTAGTTCACTATGCAGGGTTAGACCTACTCTATATTAATCTATACGATGGCCCTGAACAATTTGAGAAGTTTGATGAAATGATTTTGTGGGCAGAGATTAGACAAGACCAATATAAGTTTCGTATGCACTGGGGTGACTTTGAGAAACACGGACTGATACTCAACAATAGAAGTGGTGTTATCGATTGGGTTGGTATTGAAGAGACTAATATAAAATCTCTACAAGGTAAACCCTGTCACTATCCTTTCTACAAAATGTTTGTGGATTGGAACGGTGATGTTCTATTCTGTTCTAACGACTGGGGTAGAGAACATGTCGTAGGTAATCTACTACAATCGTCTTTGTATGATGTATGGTTCAGTAAACCCATGAATAAGATTAGAAAAAGATTAATGAAAGGTGATAGAAGTATGTCACCTTGTAATAAATGCAGTGTTGATGGTTCACTGTTCGGAAAACCATCCTTTGATTTAATAGTTCAACATCTAGATGAAAAAAGGAGATAGAAAATGGACTGGCAAAACCCTACTACCCAAATCATTGGGAGTTTTGATGTATGGGGTGAAAACGAGAACAATTTGTTCGAGGAAGCTTATAAAAAAACAGAGAGAGTTATCATCATGGTTCGTTCAAAATCTGATGATAGTATGGAGTTTAAACAAAAGAAGACATGGATTATATCCAGTCTAAGTAACTTAGGTTACTTTCATCAACATGAGTTTGATGTAATACGTGTTCCGAATGTTATACATATTATGACAAACAATGCAGATGAAATATATTTAGAGGATTTGAGTGAGTCGCAGAGTAGTAATTACAGGTTCCACTAAACTTGCAAAAGTTATTGCAGACACTTTTAGTGCAACACCAGTTAATGGTCAATCACACACAGTAGATTGTGTTAGGGTAGAACAGCCTATTGATTGGAATGAATATGATATATTCATCAATCATGCACATGTAGGATTCTGTCAGACAGAACTTCTATGGAGTGCATTCCAAGCATGGAAGAATGATGAGTCAAAATATATTGTCAACATTTCATCAAGGGCTGCAAAACCTAATATCTCTAAAGGTTATCTTTATGCAGCTCAGAAAGCTGCACTGAATCACTTAAGTGATAACCTAGTGTATAACTCAGATAAGAAGTGTCGTATCACTACACTTAATTTGGGTTTATTAGAGAATAAAGATGGGATACCTTCTGTCTCATATCAAAATGTGATGAATGCAATATGGTGGTGTGTTATGAACTATCCTCAAATGGATGTTCCTGAAATTACTATTCAAGCACCTGAGTCTTATGTATCCGTTCAAGAAGAAAAGGAAATGTTTAGAGACTACCCGTTTTTAAGGAATGGGGACACAATAAAGGTATAAATACTATTATGGCAGATATACAATACAACGATTTTGGTTTCACAGCTTTAGATGCAGAAGAACTTGCATCTGTTGACACTAGAATTATAGAAAAAACCACAACAGCAACTGAGGTCATTCAGAAGCTTGATAATTTTATTCGTCCTCTTCTAGAGAACCTTGCAAAAGATTCAGATAAGGACTACATCTATTGGCCTAACAGAATAGACATTATCAATAAAAAAATAATAGAACTTAACGAAATACAAAATAAGTTATAAACCCCCTTGACTGTGACAGTCATTTTTTGTTATTATAGACTTCTTAACTATGGAGAAGTAGATGAATAACTTATACGAGAATGAAACTGCACTTATGCAGATTGTCAAACTTGGTAGACGAATGATTGATAAATGTGAATTTGAAGGAGCATTTAAAGATAATGATGAAATGTGGAACAATGCAGTCACAGCAGGTAATCGTCTTTGCACTATTGGAACGACTTGGGGTATCCAAAGTGTTGCAGAATTAACCCACCAAGAACAAAAAGCAGTAAAAGCTTTCTTAGATTTAAAACTATAATTGTCTGTCCTCTTAGCTCAGTTGGAATAGAGCATGTGCCTTCTAAGCACAGGGTCGGGAGTTCGAATCTCTCAGGGGACGCCAAATTAAGGAGAATTAAATATGAGATTGATAATAGAAAACTACGGTGATGCACAAATCTATCTAGATAGGTCACCTGATGGCATCAAAAGATACATCGTAACCCACCAAAAAGAACCAAAAGAAGTTGAATTATTCAACTCTATTTGGTATACCCTTGATTTTGTTAAGAAAAAAACTTTAGAAAAATTGTCATAAATGCTTGACAATGGGTCTCATTTTTTAGTATACTAATAACTGATGAGAAATAAAGGAGACAAAATGAAATTATCCCAATTAGTAAACGAAGTTAACCAAGAACAAGAGTTGTTGCAATTATGTGACAAACTTTGTGACGACTTGTTGACTGCACACTTGAAACAATATCCCACACTTACAGACCAAGGTTACACATATGAAGTTGGTCGTAAGTATATCAAAATTATTTCACATGACATGAATCAAAGATGTGTTTGGGGTTTCATTAATAAAGGTAATACTAATTTTAATATAGGTGATGTCTTTAAAGCTGCAGGGTGGGGAACTCCTGCTTTGAACGCAGCAAGAGGCAATCTCTTCGATGGTTATGAAATCTTCGGAATGAGAAAGTATGGCCCTGATTATTTAAGGTAGGAGAAAGTTATGTCAGTAGCTTATTGTGATAAAATTGCAGATGTGTGTCGAAATGCACTACTCAAATACGACCCTGACCAAATCATTGGTTTTGTAAGTAATATAAAATTAGACCTATCAAACGAAGGTTCTTTTAGGTCAACAAAGAAGACCATTGAAGTTTCTGATATGAATGGTAAAAAATATTTAATAACGGTAATAGAGACTTGACAATGAGTCCTGTTTTTTTATATAATTATAATATGGTAGTAAAGGAGAAAATATGTCAATAGAAAAATCCAATTTCGAAAACGATGCACAAGCAGCTGCATATCAACTAGAGTTAGACTTTAGACAACTCAATGAGTCTGACCTATCTGAGTCAGATATCTATAACCTCAAAACTTACGGTGCATTGTCTCCAATGGAATTTGCACCTGAACCGTTTGATTCTGATGAATGTTTGTGTGGTAAGATAAATTGTTCTGAAGCATACGAACATGTCACAGGTGGTGTCTAATGGATTTCGTAATTAGTTTACTGTTTTGTCTAGTAGGTGCAGTAATCATCTACTTACAGGCTGTATGTGAAGAGGAGAGAAGAACGAATAAACATATTCCCCTTATATGGGAAAAGGAGTTTTGGAAATGAAAAGGATTATTATAGGAGCCTTACTTTTTACAGGAGTATTATTATACAACGAACCACTTAAAGGTTCAGACGAAAACGGTGATGTATTCTGTCTTGCACAGAACATTTATTTTGAAAGTGGTAATCAACCTATGGTTGGAAAGATAGCAGTATCACACGTAGTGTTAAATCGAGTAGAATCTGAATTATATCCTGACACTATCTGTGATGTTGTTTACCAAGCCAAAACACGAGAGAACTGGTTAGGAAAAATTGTTCCTATTTTAAATCAATGTCAATTCAGCTGGTATTGTGACGGTAAGTCAGATGACCCTGTAGATTCTAAAACATGGATTGCATCTATGCAACTTGCACGTAGGATTGTAAACGGTGAGTGGACTGATATCACTGAGGGTGCTACCCACTACCATGCAGACTTTGTATACCCATATTGGGCAGACAGTCTTAACAGAACAACAACTATTGATAACCATGTATTCTACAAATAAAACAGAAGAGTGTGTAGTGTGCAAGTGTGACACTGGTATTCCAGTTGAGACTCACGTTGAGAAAAGACACCATTATATTGATGGAGTAGGACAAGCTTGTTCTACATGTTATTGTAAGTTTTATTATATTGAGGAAAAGGACGAATGGAACACATCGGAAGTTTAACTAGAACATACGACAGACACGATGGTATATCGTTAGAGTTTACCTTTGCAAATGGTTACGGTGCAAGTGTCATAAAAAGTCAACACTCATACGGTGGTAAGGATGGACTTTGGGAACTTGCAGTGTTAGACCATGGAGTTATGTGTTATGACACAGTTATAACAAATGATGTGTTGGGTTATCTAACATGGAAAGAAGTAGAAAAAACTTTAGAGAGGATTAAAGAATTATGATTGAGTCGTTAGGTGAAACAGTAAAGAGTGTCCTTCCTAGTGTAGTAGGTGAATTTAATACTACACTTCTTCCTGCAATTGAAACAGCTTGGGGTAGGAAGTTCAAAGACGAATTAGAAAATGAGAATCAAAAAACTGTAGAGATTGCAAAGAACTTTGCACGACCTCTTAACAACTGTTTCTATCGACACATCAATAAAGAACAACCTACCTTCCTAGAAAAGACAATTGATGGAAGTGACTATATCTTCAACGACATCTTAGTAGAAGATAAAAACAGTTTTTCAACAGGTAACTGTTGGGTGGGTAATGGATATAAGAAGACTGATATTCACCTACTAAAGAAATTTGAGTGTGATGAAAATGGTAAAATCATTGCAGCCTTCATTGGTATTGTATCAATGAAACAGGTGTCAGGTGATTGGACTGACAGAACACTTCAATCCCATAGGTCTGTGTTAAAGTTTCTTAATCAGGACATCGACAAGATTTATGTGGTGCATGGTTCTATTAGACCTGCAAAAAAATATTTACAATTTAATTTAGAAACCATCTAGACAAAAAGATAACTTTAAGTTATTATAAATATAAATGGATAGAAAAAATTCTATCTTAGTTAACAGCCAATCATCAAACTGTATAGTTAAATGACGGCACACTCTAAACGATATATTAGATATCAAGTTCTGAGTGAAATTATAGGAGAGACGCAATGTCAATTTTAAATATAAACTCTTCTTCGTATGCTCGTAGTTATGGGCCATCCTCTACAGGTAGAACAAAGAAGAAACAACCTAAAGGTGAAGACCTATCAAAACTTAATCCCCAACTCTCTTTAAGTAAATCCTTAAAGGAATATCCTACAGAGAGATTTCTAAAACTTCTTTTAAGTATTGAAAAGAAAGCAAAAGATACTGGTCAAATATCAAAAGACTATGATATTCTATCAAAAATTGTTGAAAGACAATTTTACAAAATGACAGATATATCACCAGCCTTTAAAACAGGTGACCAAACAAAGAGCAACTCTGCAACCGAACAAAGAGTCAAAGCATTAAAAAACTCTTTTGAAGGTGGGTTTAGGTATGACTTACCCCTACCCATAGTAGTTCATGTTGTAGGACAACTTAGAAAAATGTTAGCAGCAGGTGACCATCGTTATGTTGCAAAGACAGAACTAAAATGGTTGGCTGACATTTGTGATGGTATTGTGTTAGACTTGACAAATGATGATGACATGACCATTTATGATATGTTATCTTGTCAAACTAATGACCATCCACCTGAGTATCCATTAACCAATCCTGAGTTAGCATCAAAACTTTATCAGAGAATCATAAAAAGTGATTTATGGACAAAAAGATTCAACCCATTGAAAAAAACTTATAACAAAAAGTTGTGTTATGACTATATTACTTCTTATAAACATAACATTGCTGACACCACAAAAGGTAAAGTGTTAAAAATGATTCAAGAAAAATTGGGTGAAAGACTAATTGAAGGAATGTTCAAAACACTTGCAGGTGATGCGGAAATAATCGATGCAAGAAAATACTTAGGTATTGATGGAAGAAATGATATCATTACTGTTGAAATTGGTTTAATTGATAGATATCTTTTTGATTTAATAGCTGAAAATGCAAATACTAATAACAAAACTTACATTATTTTGAGAGTCAACAATAGTGACTATGCAATTTCTGAAGAGACATTGAATAATAAAAGAGGTAATGCAATTTTTGGTGGAAAGAAAAACTTGAAATCATCTGCAAGACTTGCCTATGATAATTTTAGAAAACTTCAAATACCTGAAAAGTTTTTAAAAAATGTTAAGATTATAGGTTGTTATGCACAACATAATAATGAGAATGTAAAAAAGGTTATTAGAGTTCAACAAGTTGTTGGTCAACCACATACTTATGTTAGTAGTGAACATTCAATTGAAGAAGCACTTCTAATGGATGGTATGGTAAACTAATAAAAACCCCTAGACAGTATCAAAGAATAAGTATATAATTTTATTATGAATATATTCTACCTAAATGAAGACCCCCAAGTGTGTGCAGAAATGCACTTGGATAAACACGTAGTCAAAATGATTATCGAGTATGCACAACTACTATCCACTGCACATCGTGTGTTGGATGGAACAGAATACTACGATAAAACTTCAAACGGTAGAAGAATCAAAAGATGGAAGATGGATGATTTGATGATGGAGAACACTTTGTATAAAGCATCCCACATCAATCATCCGTCAGCCAAGTGGGTTCGTGAAAGTGTAGAAAACTATCAGTTCCTTTTAAAACTGTGGCAACTACTATCATTCGAATACACTTATC